GGAGGAAATAATCCTCATTATGATAAATATAATTTAGATTATTATAATGCTGTAATGGACGCATATAACAGTTTTGATAGAGGAGGCATGGCAGAAAAATTCAGCGTCGAAGACGCAGTGGCAATGATAAATGCAAACCCACAAAGTTATGCAGGAGGAGGAATAGTGAAGAAATTCGCACCGAAGGTATTAGGAAAGCTGACGCAGTACGCGACGCGAGCGAGGCCAACGGCAAAAGTGCCTCCACTTAAAAAGCCATGGGCTGTTTTTGATAAACATGGAGCACAGATAAAAGAGTTTAGAAGCAAGAATGAGGCTAATTCATGGTTTAAGAAAGCAAAGGATGAAGCGCCTTCTAATGAATATTATGAGGAGGTATTGAATTATAAAGTAGATAAAATACCGTGGCCCACTACTGCACCAAAAAAAGGAACAAAATACGGGGATCCGGATAAGCCAGGGGCTATATTCTGGGGGTCCCGGGAAAAGATCATCGGTTCACCGCAGGAGAACATGACAGGCCAGAAGTGGCTTGATTATCTCTTGACAGGACAGCATGGAATAGTGAACCCGGGAAAATTTCCAATCATCAAGCACGCGGAACTGAATGACACATCGCTTGCACCGTTCCTATCGAAATACAAGAACAAGGTTATCTCCAAGAAGGTCCTTGTGGATTCATTTGACCGGATCGCCCCTAAGATGGACGTCAAGGTGGCAGGACGCGAGATTAAGACGGAAATGATGAATAAGTACCTTAATGCCCTTAAGGAAGTAGACCCACAATCATTTCGCGAACCGCAAGCTGGAATTTTCAGGTATTTGAAGTCAACGGAGGACCAATTGAAACGTGGAATGCAGCTTGACGCTGTTGCAAAGCACAAGGCAGAGGCGGAATCCATATTGCAGAATGTTAATAAGCTTGTATATGACAATTACGGAATTGCGAATGTATTGGAAGAAGGATTTCCGCAGAAGTTTCCTTTTGAGTTTAAAAATATGATTAATCAATTATCCAGTGCCTCTGGAAAGAGGGTGACTGGACTTAGGTCATACTCCGGGGAACCGCAGTATACTGGAACACAGACCCTCGGCGGCGGGGAGAATCCGCGTGAATTGCTATTCAAGTACACACCTGGAAGCATGCGCAAGGGCGAACCTGTATATAATTATCAACATGAATTTAGCGGAATACCGGATGCACAGCGAAAGAATGCATTCGTGCATACGCGTTTGACAGATAGGACGGATGCGTATGGAAGAAGAATTCTTTTCATAGAGGAAATACAGTCCGACATGCACCAGCCAATCAGGCAGGCGCAAAAATACGTCAAAGGAATGGCAGAGGAAGGAAAACCACCAATGCCGGGTGAATTAGCTAAATCACGCTATGCCCAACGCGGAGACGTTCCGCTTCCTGTAAGTGCATCGGATAAGGTGAATGAGGACCAATTTCAATTGATTGTTGCCAAGATTGATGACTTGGGTGCACAGCCACAAACAGTGGCAACTCAAAAACGAATAGCGAAACTTAATAGGGAAAGGAAAAAGATAAGAAAAATAATTGATGCGAGCAAGAAAAAAGTTGCAAAAGATACAAGTGGAGTACCACAGGGTCCGTACAGCAAGACGGAGGACTATAATGAATTTGTCATCAAGTATGCAACGAAAATGGCGCAGGAAGGTGGGTATGACGGCGTGGCTATTGCATCACCTGCAATAAAAAATAAGGGTCTAAGGGTAACGGATGACAGCTATGGAGGAAACCTTGTGGCATACGGTCCAATAGCAAGAGCCGCTATGAAAAAAGTTTCAAAGAAAAGTGGTGCAAAATTTGTAAATACGTCTATAATGGATGAGAATGGTGTAGCGTGGGAAGTTCCAATGATTTGGCTTGATGATCAAGCGAAATTTACTGTTTCAAAAGGACTGCCTGCATACAAAAGGGGAGGAATAGCTAAACATGGCTAGAGGAGATAAGAATAATATAGATAAGGCGCTGGAGGCGTTAACTGGGGCACTAGAAATAGAACCTACTGGCGAAGAGGTACAATTGGAACCGGATAGAAATGTAAAGTCTAATCCGGATGTTGAATTAATGGAAAATGAAGATGGAAGTGCAGACGTTAATTTTGATCCTAATGCACCCATAGATACAACAAATATTCCGCATGATGCGAATCTAGCGGATTATATCGAAGATAATGATTTAGGTAGGTTGTCAAACGACCTACTTGCAGGATTCGAATCGGATAAGGATTCAAGGAAGGACTGGGAAGAATCCTATGTCAAAGGCCTTGATATGCTGGGATTCAAGTATGAAGACCGCACCCAACCGTTCGAAGGAGCGTCCGGGGTCGTTCACCCCTTACTCGCTGAATCTGTTACACAGTTTCAAGCCCAAGCGTATAAGGAACTTCTCCCCCCAAGCGGCCCCGTTCGTACTCAAGTTATAGGGCTCTCGACACCTGAAGTACAAGATCAGGCGAAGAGAGTGCAGGAATTCATGAATTATCAGATTACTGATGTCATGCGCGAGTACGACCCGGACATGGACCAATTACTATTTTACCTTCCACTTTCAGGATCAGCATTCAAGAAAGTCTATTATGACGGTCTTTTGAAGCGTGCGTCGGCAAAGTTCATTACTAGTGAAGATTTAGTAATTAACTACATGGCAACGGATCTGGAAAGTGCAGATAGAATAACGCATGTCATTAAGACAAATGGAAATGATGTAAGAAAGCAGCAATTAGGTGGATTCTACCGTGACGTGGAGCTTCCAACAGGTCAAACGGAGTCATCCGATACTGTTGATAAGGTTGATGAATTGCATGGTACTGAAAAGAATTATTCATCCGATGATGACGAGCATGTTATATTAGAGATGCACGTTAATGCCGATGTTCCTGGATTCGAGGATACATCCGGCGTAAAGCTTCCTTACATAGTTTCAATAGATCAATTTTCAAGAACGGTTCTTTCCATAAGAAGAAACTGGAAAGAGAATGACCCTAATTTTGCAAAGAACCACTATTTTGTACACTACAAATTCCTCCCAGGACTAGGGTTTTATGGCTTTGGTCTAATACATATGCTAGGTGGATTGTCAAGAACTGCAACAAGTGTTTTGCGGCAGTTAATTGATGCAGGTACTCTTGCCAATCTGCCAGCAGGTTTCAAGGCACGTGGAATGCGCATACGCGACCATGATGAGCCGTTGCAGCCAGGGGAATTCCGTGATGTGGATGTGACAGGAGTTTCCATAAAGGAGTCATTGTTACCACTTCCTTACAAGGAGCCATCACAGGTTCTATTTGCTCTTTTAGGATTTGCAGTTGATGCAGGAAAATCTTTTGCGGCGATTGCGGATATGAAAATGGGAGAAGGAAACGAGCAGAATCCTGTAGGAACAACACTTGCTCTTTTAGAGCGTGGAACAAAAGTTATGAGTGCAATACACAAGCGATTGCATTATGCACAAAAGATTGAATTTAAGCTATTGGCAAAAGTATTCCAGATTTATCTTCCACCGCAGTATCCTTATATGGTTGTTGGTGGAAATCAACAAATTAAACAATCTGATTTTGATGAACGTGTTGATGTCATTCCAGTATCAGATCCGAACATATTCTCAATGGCACAGCGTGTCACATTGGCGCAGCAACAATTGCAATTGGCAAGTGCTGCACCACAACTTCATAATTTGCGAGAAGCATACAGAAGAATGTATGATGCGATGGGTGTGGACAATGTTGAAGCGATACTGAAGCCGGATCCGGAAATGCCGGAACCTATGAGTCCAGCGATGGAGAATGCAGGTGCAATGCGAGGTCAACAGCCAAAGTCATTTCCAATGCAGGACCATATGGCGCATATGCAGGCACATGCCGAGTTTATGTTTACAAGAATGGTACAAATTAATCCGCAGTTGTATGCAATGTTGCAGGCACACGTCTCGGAGCATATCTCATTGATTGCAGGACAACAGGTACAGGAAAAATACAAACAGCAATTTGAGCAATTACAACAACAAATGCAACAGGCACAACAGAATCCACAAGCAATGCAACAACTGCAACAGCAACAGGAACAATTAATTAACCAGCAAGCTGCTGAACAGGCGCAGATTGAAGCACAAATGACTCAACAACTAGCGCAAGATGAAGAGGCTAGAATGAAACGAGAAGCTCAAGATCCACTAATCAAGCTTAAACAGCAAGAAATTGACCTGAAGGCAATGGAAACTCAAATGAAATTGCAGAAGGATATGATGGTGGACTCTGAAAAACTTGACCTTGAAAGAGATAAGTTGGAAGCGGAAACAAGTATTGACTTGATGAAAGCGTCAGCAGATGTTAATAAGGAAGATTCCACAGAAGCAATGTTACTTCTAAAAGAGAACATGGCAGCTACAAGAGAGGCCATGAAAAATCAATCAGCGGAAAGGATTGCAGGGGAAAATGCAAAAGCAAACGGACAAAATAAAAAAACAACTTAAAAAACTTAGCACAGTGATGCAGAAGGTTGAACAGGTTGCCAAGGAAGAGATAAATACCAACGACGATTATTTGCAAGTTTGCGGTGCTTTATTGGCGGTGACTCGTAATATGTATGTTGAAGCATTAGGGCCGTATGATACGGCACGAATGTTTGAAGCCGTTGCGCATAGCTTTAATGTCCAGGAAGAACTTATCCAAGTTTTACATCATGATGGTAAAATACCAACAATGCACTAATGCCATTCAAGTCAGAAAAGCAAAGAAAGTATATGTGGGCAAAGGAACCGTCAATCGCCAAGAGATGGACGGAAAAATATGGGAGTAAGCCCAAGAAAAAAGGCGGAGTAATCAAAAAACTAAAAGGAGGAATTGCAAATGCCACAGGTCGGAAGTAAAAAATTTCCATACACTTCAGCTGGAGTACAGCAAGCACAGAAGCATGCGCGTGCTACAGGACAGAAGGTCAACATGGCCGGATACAAGAAGGGTGGAACGAAGAAAAAGTATAAAGCAGGTGGAAAAGTGAAGAAGAAGAAAGGTGGAGTAGTAAAGAAGAAATATCACCATGGAGGTCGAGTGAGTGGTGGTATGAAAGATAAACAATGTTAACAAGGAGGTATATATGAATTTATTGAAAGATCTTTGGGCGCATATTAAGGAATGGAGTGACTGGAAATTACGTGACTGGATAAAAGCCGGAATTGTAGTAGTCATCGTTCTGGCTGTGCTTAAAATTTTAATTTTACCAGGTGTATAATGGCTGAAGAAGGAAGAGATAAATATTTAGCTAGTAAAGCATACAAACGTCCCGTTGGGTCATTTACTCAACGGGATGATATACGTGAATTTGCTGGAAGTGGTCCTGGAAGAAATCTTTTTTCAATTCAAGAATTGCAACGTCAAGCACCAACATTTGCAAAAGATGACCCACGCATAGATGACTTAAAGCAAAGAAGAAGAACGTGGAACAGATACCAGAAATATCCTGCAGGAGAAATGTTAGGAAGAACACCACAACAAATGCAGAATGAGTACATGGGCCTCAGCCGTGATCTGAGACAGACGGCCAAGCCAGTATATGACAGGATGTACCCAATCACCGGCAAATTCATGGACGTCGCGGAAAAAGGAGGACTGTGGGGTGCATTACTTTCAGAAATTGCTGGAAAGACAAAGAAGAGAATTAAGGATTTTGGTGATTCGTCTTATAGTGGTATTACTAGTGCTCTTGCAGGTGATACACCCGAAGAAAAAGCTGAATATGTAGAAAAGACATTTGGACCTTATCCATCAGATGTGCATCCAGGATTACCAGTAGAAGAAGATAGATTTGTAGCACCACCAGATGATATACTTCCATCGGATGCTACGGCAGATATTATAGAATCAGATACATTTTCAATTTTACCATATCACAGTAAACGATCTATGTTTCCTCGTGATAACAAAAGAGTAATACCAGGAATACCAGAACCAATGCCTTTACAAGAAGATCTATCTTTGGACATAACTGTACCATTGCAGACGCAAGAACCACTACCATTTGACGATTCAGTGCGTGAAGCTGGCATAGCGTCACTATACGGACAAGGACCGCAATGGGGAAGCACGAACAGGAGATATGAAGATGAATATAGAAATTATGTAGAACGACTTGGTGACATGCCAGGTGGACCAATGACTTATGAGGAATTTGTAGACGAATGGGAAGGTATACACCAAGGTAAGCCA